CGGCGTGGTTGTCGGGTGCATTGCGACAACCGGGCCGAGGACGGGATTGACAATGATGCCGTCGAACCCTCCGGCCGTCGGCGTAGTGGCTGCGGCCGTCGAGCCCATATGCTGCGCCGCCCGCTCGTGAGCGACCACTCGAGCGAGCCGAGCTCGAGCGGCGTCATCGTCGCGGGAGTGCAGGACGTCCCACAACGCCTCGCCCTCGGAGCGGTAGTTGAATCCCTCCGGGACGAGAGCGGCCGGCGAGTAACGGGCGATCGCTTGGCTCGTCTCCTCGTCGAGTTGGTAGTTGCGAGTGGTGAGCTTGAGTTGCTCGTCGATCCGGCCGATCCGGGAGGAGAACTCCTCGAGCGTCGAGCGCTCGACGTCGGTGAGATCCCGTTGTTTCTGATCGAACGCCGTTTGCTTGAGGCCCTCGGCCCGAGTCACGAGATCCTGGCGCTCGCGGACAAGCTTGTCTGTGATGGGATCCATTGCGGAGCCTCCGTGATCGTTGGGAACGAATCACGAGGGATGGCTCGGCCGGCTCAATCGAGAGACGAGGGATGGCTCGTTTGCTACTGATTGAGCAAAGTAGTCCACTCGGCTTGCTTGCGCGACCACTCGGCAATCTGCTCGAGGAGCTCGGCGTCCAGCCGGGCGCGCTCCTGCGCCGCGAGCTCGGCAATCGAGGGATCGCCCTCGGAGGCCGGATCCGAGCTCCGGACGACGGTGGCGAGCGCGTCGGGATAGGCGCCTTGCGTCACGGCCGCGACGTGATCGAGGAGGGCAGCGCGCCGGCTCACGAGCTCGCCCGGCCGCTCTGTGCCGGCCTTAGGGAGCAATGAGTAGAAACCGACGGAGAAACACCCGTGAGTGCTCGTGAGGACGTCCCGAGCCTTGGCGGCCGTCGAGCGATCGAGCCGGAACTCGCCGACGAGTCCCTCGGCCGAGTCGGCAAACTTGAGCCCGTAACCGATCCGAGCCGCAAGCGTGGTGTCATGGTTGAACGTCAAGGAGACTCGAGTCGCCTTGGCGATCGCGCGATCAAACGAGCCGCGAGCGAACAACTCTCGATACTCCAGCGGCTCGCCGTCGCGAGCCTCGAGGATCCGAGTCTCCTTGTCCCACGGGACAACGAGGCCGGCAACGTAGTCCTCCGTGATCTCGAGATCCTCGGCCGGGAATTGTCGGACGTACAACTGACTCGTTGGCATAGCGCTCCTCCGGAGGATCTCGTTGATTGATCGCGCCACGGCAGCGGGATCGAGTCGGCCGTCGATCATCACGACGGCGCTGCCGGATCGGCCGAGAGCGCCGAGAGTCCGTTAGCCGTGAGCTTCTCGGCCTTGCGAACCTCCTCGATCGAGAGCCAACCGTCCCGGAGGCCGAGCTCGTAATACTGCGCTCGCTCGAGCGCGCTCGGCTGAGTAAAGCTCGACTCGGAGAGCTCGAGCTCGGAGCCGGCCGGCAGCGCAAACGCCGAGATCGCTTGCGCTAGATAGTCTTTCGTCGCCTTGAGGCTGGAGCGATACCAGAACTCGAATATCTGCGAGACGTTGGAATAGGTGAGCGAGTCGCCTCCGGATGGGAGGCCGAGGATGTATGGCGGGACGCCGAGCAGGACGGAGAGCCGGGCCTCGGCGAATTGCTGGAGCTCCGAGAGCGTCATATCTTTCGGCGTCACTTGAGCGAGCGTGAGATCGAGATCGGCGCCGAGGACGGCCGGCGCTCCGTTGCGGGATCGAGCGGCCGAGATCCACTGATTCTTGAGCTCCGTCGACTGCGCTGCCGTGAGCGCGTACTTACTCTTGAGGATCCCCCACGGTTGCGGATTGGCAGCGATCTCCGAGCCGTAGCGCATGAGCGTTTGAACGGCGAGGATCCGTTCGCCGGCAACCTCGAGCGGCCCATGTCCTCGAGCGTCGCCCGGCCAAGAGGCGTAACGAATGTGGAGGATATCGCCGTTGGCCGAGAGCCCGTTGATCGAGTAGTCCCGGACGCCGTCGACGAAATCAACGCTCACGTTCCACGGATCAACGAGCATGAACGTCGCCGGATAGGTGTCGGCATACCGGCCGGTGACAACAACAAACGCCTCGCCGGTTGCGTAGTAGCTCACGACTACTTGCCGGAGGAACTCCTGCCAATGTGTGTAGATCTTCGGCGCCGGATTGGCTACCCATGACGGCTGCGGCTCCCGGCGCCGGCCGGCCGTCGTCACTACGGGAGGCATATCGGAGATCGCTTGCGCGTTGCGATCGATGGCGGCCCAAACGATGTCGGAGCCGCCTCCTTGCCAATGCCGGCCGGCCGCGATCGGCGTATCCCAACCACTCGGCCAACCGGCCCACGCTTGAGCCTCCGGAGGAGGGTTGCCTCCGTCGTAGACAACGTGAGTCGCGCCGAGGCCTCCGGAGGCGCCCTCCTGGCTCGAGGGATCGCCGGCCGTTGGGACGTTAGGCCCGACGCTGCCGGCCGGCTCGTTGACGTTGGGAGCGACGGCCGCTCGAGGAGGTTGGCCGAGCGGATCCGGAGCTCCGAGCGAGCGAGCGATAGCGTCGCGTTTCCAATCAGGGACGGAGCCTCGCTCCCAATTGCCAACCGTGCGGGATGAAACGCCGAGCTCGGCAGCGAGTTGCGATTGTGTCCAACCGGCCGCCTCACGAGCCCTACGGAGGATCCGTCCCGACTCGTCGACTGTCATAGGCCCGTATTCTGCCTCGACTCTTGTGGGATAGCGACAAACGGACTAGAGAGATCCGCTAGGCGTCCTAGGCCATCAGCGGTACTAGGACGCCGGCTTATCGTTACGAGTTTCGTTACCGGGCACCTCGAGGCTCCTGCCGCGCGAGCGCGCCGGCCGGAACGCGCCGAGCATCACGATTTACTAAATCGTCCTACGGGGAGCCTTGAGGCAGGCTCGAGGGTACAACGCAAGGAGCCTCGATCCCGGTTGGGATCGAGGCTCTCCTCGCGCTACTTACTGCCGTACTCCTCGAGCGCTCTCCGGATGACGTCCGAGAGAGTCTCGCCCCGCTCGGACGCCTTGGCAGCGGCCGAGCGCCATAGCTCCTCGTTGATCCGGACGGCCCGGAGCGGAGTGCTCACAACCGGACGTTGGTGTTATCGGCCGGGACGAGCCACTGTACGGCGATCCGGTAGCTCCGGCCGTCGGCGCCCTTGACGCTGGCTTCTACCGGGCCGAGCTTGGTAACCGTGCCCGTGAGCCACGGGTTGATCTCGACAACGGTACCTACGGCGATCTCGCTCATTGCTTGCTCCTTGGCTGTGTTGGTGTCTTGCTTGTGTATATACATCCTCTCACGATGTGTATATACACGCAAGCGCCGGCTCATGTGAGCTACGCCACCCATACACCCGAGCCGCGATAGCGATCGAGGAGCGAGACGGCCCACGCTGCCGGCCGGACGAGATCCCACGGATCGCCGGAGATCACTCGGAGGCCGGCGCTGGAGTGAGTGGCGAGCCGGAGCGAGCCGAGTTGATCGGCGAGCGTTGGACTGTTGGCGTGCATGAGCTCACGCCGGCTCACGATCGTCCGGAGCGCCGAGAGGCTGGCCTTGGTGTCGGCGTAGCTCATGACGTCCGTCGGGATCGCGAGCTCGGCGAGGCTCGGATCGTTCTGGAGCGCCGTCCCGACTGCCATCCTCGAGCCCGGATGGCTCGCGGCGTGCATCCCGGCCCAATGGAACGCCGAGGAGCGATCGGCAACCTCGTAGCACTCCAGGACGATCCGGCCGTCGGCCGCCCGGCCGGCAGCGGCAACGGCAGCGGCCCGGCCGGCAATGTCCTCGACGGCGAACACGATGGCGCCGACAATCTCGGCGTCGCCGGCAAGGCTGGCCCATACCGACTCCGGGAGGAACGGGATACCGGGGATCACGGCGCCGGCCGTCGCTCTCGTGGGCCATTGGTTGAGGTACTGGCTCCGGAAGAACGAGAGCGGATCCTCGCCCGGATTGCGGCCGGCGAGCGCCCTGGAGAGCTCGCGCTCGATCATCCGCTCCCGCTTGCTCGTCCAGCGCGGCGAGGCCTGCCGCCAACCGGCGCGATCGTCGAGCTCGAGCCACGGCCGGCCGGACCACTCGAGTAGGAGCGTCCCGTCACCGGAGAGCGCGCCGAGCCGGCGATCGACGAAGAGCGACGTGCATCGATGGTGAGCCGTCGAGATCAACGCCAATTGGCTCCAACGGCGCTCCAGGAGCGTCGGCGTGATGCCGTCGGCGATGTGCTCCGGCGCCACGTCCCAACCCTCGTCGACGACGGCAAGGCATGTCGAGAGCCCGTAGGCGCCTTGATCCGTCGAGAGCGTCCACGCGCTCTCGCCTCGGCTGACTGTCTGCTGCCCGTTGGAATGCCTTGCGGCCCAACCCTCCTCGCCCTCGGCCCACGCGCGAGCCGGCCGTTGGATCTTGTCGGCGATCCGGAGCTTGTTGGCGACGTAGAGGATCTCTTGAGGCTCGCCGATCTTGCGCTCCAGGGTGAGCCGCCAGAGGATCAACTCCCGGACGAGCCACGACTTGCCGATCTGTCGAGCGACCGTCAGGAGCCACTCGCCCCACACGAGCTCGCCGGCCGCGTTGTGCTCCAGGATCCGGGCCGAGGAGAGCCGTTGCCACCAATCGAGCGGCCGTCCCGTCCGATTGCGAGCGAACTCGGCGAATACGGCGCCATACGAGCCAACGGCGTCCGGATGAGGCGCCGACATGAACCTAGGCCACACGGCGTCGGCCGGAGGCCGGAGGAGGCCCTTGAGCCAAGGGATCCCGGCGAAATCGGCCGGCGTTGACTCGCGCCACATGGATCCGAGATCCGTTGCGGCAGTGAGGGTCTCGGGCGCGCCAGGGGGAGAGGAGAAAGAGGGCGGCCTTCTCGTCCCGGCCCCGGCCTCCAAAGAACCGGCCTCGACAACGTAAGTTGTCTGCGCTCCGCTCTCCAAGCGCTGCACCTCCCGCTCCGCCCGCTCCGCTCGCTCCTCGAGCTCGAGCCAACGAGAGCGAGCGCGCTCGTTGCCTTGCGTTGCTCCGCTCGACTCACTGCATCGCTTGCACTCGGCTCGGCCGTTGGCAAGCGTCGGCTTGCCGCCGTCCTGGTGGCTGACTATGTGCCCGGCTATCAGGTAGTTGGGCGCGCGAGAGTCGTTGAGTTGCAACGCTTCTCCGCAGAGTTCACATTGCCAGCCGGCTCGAGCTCCGAGCTTGAGCCGATCCTCCCGGCTGAACGAGTCGGCCGAGCGCCGGCCGATCGGTGGCGGCCGGCGTTGCTGCCCGGCCGGACTACCGGCCGGCGTCACGCTGCGCCTCGTTGACGTGATCGGATCCGACGAGGCGCGCTTGATCCGGTGAGCGGTAGTACGCGGATACCCACCGGCAGCGGCAGCGTGCCCGGTATCCGAGCGGAGCACCCCCGGCATTCTCTCCGGCGAACCCACCCGGCTTGATTGCCAGGATCCAATGAGCGGCGGGAGGAGTGAGCGCGTCGGCAAGCGCTCTCGCGAGCGCGACGTTGCTGGCCTCGTCTCCGCTCGGCGCGTCGAGCCAAGCGTTGAGCGCGTCC